GTTCAGTATGTAATGGGAATGGACAATAATGGTGTGTTCTCTGGAATGTCTATGGTCAGTGAGCAAACGAATGGAACTGTGCTCAGTTCTATAGGTTTCCAAGCGGATAAGATTTTCTTCACAACCGGTACTTCTTCTACTAAATATATGCCGTTCATAATCCAAGACAATCAAGTTGTGATGAACAGTGATGTATTTATTAAGAATTTGACAGCCGCAAACTTTAAGGCCAAGTCTCTTACAGCTGAATTATTCAATGTTGACAAGTTAAGTGCCATAACTGGTGAACTTGGGACTTTAATTACTTATAAAGATCCTAGTCAGCCTCAAAAAGCAAGAATGGTCATTTCAGGGACCGCTTTAAAGTTATATGACGATAACAATATTGAGAGAATTTATATTGGTTTATAAATGGCTACATTCTTATTAAGGGACCTCGGTGGCAACGTGGTCCTTGATCTAACATCTAATCTTAGTATGTATACAGAAACGTTAAGTGTTGTCCTCCCGAAAGGTTCATCTATGGACACAATTGTACGAAAACTAGATACTGCTGAAAATCATCCAAGATGGTGGGCTTATGTAGCTTCTGGTGAAGTGTTATCTGCCAATAGTGCTGTAGTTGAGTCTTATTCAAATGGTATGGGATGTGCCATTTTGACTAAAGCTATGGCTATTGAGGCTAAGCTGGGCGATAAGATACTTAATCAAATGGATGATACTTCATCTTATTTATTAATTTATGATTGTAGAGCTTATTACAATACAGCTTTTCAGCAAACGGTTAGTATTCATATAGGTAAATGCTAATGGCTGAATACATCAAAATTCTCAATGATAATAAAGTGACAATAATTGACGACAGCTATAGAAACTTTCACCTTATAAATAAGTTTGTTAGGGAAGTCGCTTCTTCAGACCCATTACCTCCTGCAGTGCTATCTGTATCTGGTTACGTTAAGTGTCATGTTTTGAATGTTACATCTTTACAAAGACCAATTGTGGTATTTACAGGCGTTTCTGTGATGCAGGTCAGATATGAAGAAACTTCCACAAATAATTGGAAAATAACTGTAATTTTTGACACCTTAGACGACCAAGGAGGATTTAAATATAAGAATACTTTTCCTTTTACAAAAGCAACTTATTATGTATTTGGATTAATTACTTTATTAGAAAGTGGTCATTCGCCAAAATTACTAATTAAGAATGGTAAAGGTGAGATTGTATTTTCTAACTCCCACAATCCTTTAAAAGTAGTTAAAGCAGAAACTTTTTATTTAAAAGGCAGTGCAAATTATTTTAGCTCATGGTTATCAGATATACCTGATTATAATGCTAATAAGACTTATGGCTTGGCTTTAGCTTGTCCAGCTCATTATGAATATTATTGGGGAGCTGGTGGTTTGAGTTCTTATATGCATTCATACTGTACTATAAAGACTAACTCATATAGTGATCCAACTTTCTCAGGTAAGATTCTTCGGGGATATACGATACTAGCTAATGGTATGAATACTTCAGCTAGTCTCTATTCTCCATTTCATAGTCATTTAATAGTTGATATTACTGGCTATTAAAAAGCCCCTTATTAGGGGCTTTCATGTTTAAGCAGGCTGATCATTAACTGGTGGTTCTTCTACAAATGTGTAATTTACTGCTACCGACCCAGTCTCTAAATCCCAGCCTAGATTTAATGTTTTGAAAGCAGGACGGTTGTTAAAACGTTGAGCATTGACGATGTCTTGGGTTTTTTGAGCTAATTCAATATCCAAAGCATTAAATACTTTAACTTCGGCCATGAGCTTTTCCTCTAATTAGATAAGAAATTTGTTCAGATAGAATTGCATGCAGTTAATTAATGGAATCTGTACGGTTCCAATTAACTTTGGAACCCATCTAAAAGTTAAAAATTATTAGTCATCAAAATACTTAATTATTTAGGTATTTTGGCTTAGTTATGTCTTCTCGGTTCTTATCGTTGTTACTCGGTGAAAATGTTAATTCATATGATCAGCAATTTGATACGTCTAATCAGGATGCAACAGCGCAGCTATATGAAACTATGGCTCCGTTTTCACTTGGGACTAACCAAACCAAAGCCAATAAGAAGCGTACTCGAAAAGAAATTCTTACTAAATGGGAGAGAATGTTACGCTTTGCACCTATCGCAGAGGGTATGGGGATTCATGTTTCTGCAGCCTTAGGCGGAGATTCTTATAGCGGCCAACAAGTCTTTATTACGCCCGCAGAACGGTTAAAAAAGGCGAATGGACCAGCAGCTGAAAAACTAAAAAAACAACTAGATGAGCGCCGTGTAAAGATGGAAAAGCTGATCAATAAGTATTTAAGCAAGCTAGCCCGAGATGCAATTTCATTTGGTGATTCTTATGCACGTATTTACGGGAAAAAAGATCAAGGTGTAATTGACCTCGTATGTAATGAGTATACTTATCCACCATTAATACAACCTTTCGAACAAGGCAGTAAGACTGTCGCCTTTTTTTGTTTAGATCCTCGTAATTGGCAAAAAACTATTACCAAACTGAATACTATTCAAATGGTACGTTTCAAAATGCCCCGTATGAGCAATATTGCTCAATATGAGCTTGTAGAAACTGGTCTAGTCACGAAAATGTTAGAGGGGGATGATCCAGATGAGCTACCTATCTTACCTGCGCATTTGGGCGGCTCATTCCTTTACGAAATTGAAGACATTTATGATGATGTAATCCTTGCTTTGGCATCTATGAACAGCCAGCAAATTGCAGATACCGTAAATCAGATGTTCTTGACAGTAAATATGTCGGGAATGCCGCCAGCACAACGTCAAGCTTATATCCGTGGTTTAGAAGGTTTACTTAAAAATCATGAGGCTTATGTCCGTGATGCTTTATCAGGTGGAGAAGCAGTTTGGAATACTGCTTTTCACATGCTTCCGGTATTTGATGAAAAACAAGTTCTAAATCCAGTGGGTGATATCAAGAATCAACGAAGCTCACCTATTAATATTGAACAGTTCATGATTAATGTCCGTTTGCTGATGGGTGGAATTGGTCTAGATCCAAGCATGGTCGGTTGGGCTGATATGTTAACTGGTGGTATAGGAGAAGGTGGAGCATTCCATACTTCTGCACAAATCATGCGTAGGTCACAAGATATTCGAACAGCAGCTTCCGAAGGGATTAATCAAATTCTTCATTTGGATTGGGGGTTTGCTTACAACGAACAATTTGAGCCTGAAGATTACCCTTGGCAAGTTGAATATTATTCAAACCAAACTGCAGCAGCTACAGAAGAAATCAACAATGCTCAATCAAGAATGAATACAACATTACTTAAAACACAAGTAATCGCATCATTGAAAGAATCAAATTTAGATGAAGATATTATGGCGTACATTCTTGAGCGCGATACAGGTATGAAATATGAGGAAGCATTAACATTAGCTGAAAGTATTGCTAAGAGCCGTAAATTTCCAGAGGATGAAGAATAATGGCTTTCTTTGAATACGAAACGCAGAATAAAACTATAAATAACAGTTTTGGAAACGTTTTAAATCCGTTTAAAGAACGTTTTGCTAAGAATCCTGTCTTGTGGTCTGGGCTAACTGTTGATCGAGCTGTTTCACATTATCAGGAACTTTACGCATTAGGGACACTTTCAGCGGCCCATTTTGGAATTGAAATTCGCCCGTACCGTGCAAACAGTAAAATTGCTCAAGCAAATATTCCAATTTTTGATCCTTCAAACAAAGTTGCTTGGTTAGCCAATAATGTAGATGTATCACTACTAGATGCCCAAACCGATGCAGTGCATGTGGGGCATTTTCAACTCAACCATGTAACTGGTAATGCTTCAAATGAGTTGAGCATTTCATTTATTGAGACTAAAGAAGCAGCTATTGCGAATAGTGCTAAAGCTATAAAAGAAATAATGTTTAATAAAGATGGTACTCAGTCGCCACCAATTGAATACTTAATGAGATTAAAAATATATGCTTTTGATAAAGCTGCAAGAAATCAGAACCAATTTGAAATTGAGCATCTAGTTTCACTTCAAGCAGGCAATTTGCCCCTTGATGCCTCTAATAAAGCACATGCCATTGTTACTTTAAATTTCATAAAAATGTTTCCCAACTTAAAATAAGCTATGGAACTCATTGCCTTTATAGATTCACCTAATTGAGAAAATATCCTCAAACTAAAATGAGGATAACTCCGTGAGTGTTAAATCAATTTTCATTCAAACATACGCACCACATCAAAGCCGATTAGTACATGGTTTTGACTCCATGGTGAATAGTGGTGCTTGTTCAATTGGGTTTATTAAGGGTGATTACCGTCAAATTAATGCTTTAGTCACTGAAGATTACACGGAAAATGATTTCTGGCGTGTTGTAAATTTAAAAGGTAAAAAGGGTGGGATAGATGCGTTTGATTCTGTTGCGGTTTTAGGCGCTATCGATGACCAGCATGCAGCTGATTTAGCGATACTGCAATTTGGCCGAATGTTTGATGCTTGTGTTACAGATGTTATTGAAACAAATCAATTTGGACTTAAGCGCCATTTATCTTCACAACAATTTAATTTGACGGGTGCAAAACCGATTCAAAGATGGCAACTAGAACAATTACAAAATGTTGTCGCAGCTGAAAAACCTGAATGGGATGGAATCAATTTAATTTCTCATGAGGGTGATACTTCTAAGTTGTTATTAGATATGCAACGAAATGATGATCACAGCCAATTATTAAGTAAATTTGATGGGTTACCTACGCTTTTATCTAGTCTAGGCGTCGAAGAAGCGCATTATGACTCTATTATCGTTGATTACCAGCATTTAGAGCAGCTGTCTGCAATTTTGCATCACTCTATGGATCAGTTTTCAAAAACTGGCGTCAAAATCGTTAACGTTACGGAAAGTAAGCCCTTTAAGCATAAAAAAGTCCTTCAAATTGCCCTTACTTATGATTTTGATGACGGCCAAAACTTCACAATCCTTTTTCATAAGCCAGATCGATTATCAAAAAAAATTAGTCCAGCAGATTCATTAATTTCATGGAAGATTTTAATGAACAATCGGGATATTACTGCTGCAATCCAGCCTAATCAGGGAGAAGGAATTTCAATTCCAGTTCTCGCTGGTCGAATTATGAAGTTAATTAACCAAAATAGTAATCGTTTTAAGCGGTTACAATCTAAAAAAGCAGAAAAGGCCAAGGCTTTAGCAGATGCTGAACTACGCCTCGAGCAAAAACAAAGTCAATTAAATTCTTTAAGTGCAGAAATTTCCAATTTATTAAACGAATTGGATCAGTTGCAAAATACATTGTTAACCAAGCAATCTGAGGAAAATGAAGGAATCATTAAAGAGAATAGTCTTGATAATGAGTTACCAGATAGTATTTCTGATGAAGAAGCCGAACGTTTAAAAGCCGATTTAAAGCGTTTAAATGCTGATCCTGAATGGGCAGGTGAAGATGGTTTACGTTACCAAGCATTCTTTGAACGTATCAATAAGGCTCTAGAGGGGGACTCTGATGCGGTAGTTTGGGCACGTGAATGGATTTCTGAACTAGATGACCAGGCTTTGGCTCAACAGCAAGCAGAATTAGAAGCAAAAAAACTTATTGATGCCGAAAATGAAGCTAAACAAAAAAGAGATGAAGAAGTTTTAGCAGCACGTGCAGCTGGTATAGCTGAAAACAAAATGATGCAAGCATGGTTAGACACTTTGGAAAATCCTGAAGATTCTAACAACATAGACTTTATGGCTTGGGTTTCAGATCGCCGTGGTGAATTCTTAAAAAACTGGAATGGGGCCGAAGGTTCACCAGAATATTTAACAGCATTTTATGAATATTCAAGAGCATGGGCAGATGAACATTTAGCGGATCGCCTCAGTAATAAAGAGCCAGCCCAAAATTCAGATAATGATGAATCTAAAGAACTAAATGCTCCGACAGAAGTTGAAGATCTTCAGCCGATTACGACAAATGATGAAGGTAATCAACTTTACCGTTCAGTAATTGAAGGGCAGGTTAAAGTTAATCTTGAGTTATTAGAGCAAATTCGAGATGAAGCAGAAAAAGACTTAAATGATCCACTTCTTATTCCAGCGGTGACAGAACTCTTGAATCAAGTGCAAAAAATGGAAGCGGAGAATATCTAATGACAACTTTAAATCTAATTTCTATTCAAGATATTGCTAAAAATCCATTAGTTGTAATTGATCAAATGATTAGTTTCTTTAAACCTAAACAGCCCTTTACTGGGCTATTGAAGGGTAGAACTAATAATGTGAAAACAGCCAAAGGACAAAAGATTTCTACTGTATTCGCTTTAGTTGATATTGATCAAGTAATTGCATCTCATACAGCAACTGGTGCGGAAAACCCTAATTATCCGCAAGAATTGCAGCCACGAGATCGTAGTCGTGAATCCTCACAAGCATGGGTACAGAAAACTGCTAATGATTTAGACCCCGAAAGCCTAGGCCGCTCAGGTCGGGCAGACACGGGAGCACCGATAACTGGTGATGATTTAGTTGTTGAATCAGGAAATGGCCGAACAATGGCAATCAAGCTTGCCTATGAGCGCGGTACCGCAGATGAGTATAAACAATGGTTGATTGATGAAGCTGATTACTTTGGCTTTAGCAGTGAGCAGGTCCAAGCAATAGCTCAACCAATCTTGATACGTATTCGTACAACTGAGATTGATAGAGCTCAATTTGCCATAGATGCTAACCAAGATGATAAGTTGTCTTTTACAGCAACTGAACGTGCTAAAGCTGATGCTAAACGTTTAGATGAGAATTTACTGGCTCTTTTTAACCCGAGTGAAGATGGCGATTTATTAGCAGTAAGTAATCATAAGTTTATTCAAGGTTTTTTAAGTAAATTAGGTGATACAGAAGCTGCCCAGTACACAACGAAAGATAAAAAACCAACACAAGCACTGATAAACAGAATCAAGGCCGCAATTTTTAGTAAAGCGTACAATGATGATCGTTTGCTAGAAATGATGGCTGATCATACAAAACCAGATCTTCAAAATATGCTTAATGCGCTTGGTGTTGCTGCCCCTAAATTTATTGAAGCGCAAGCCATAAGTCGTGGAAATGTTCAAGATATATCAGATCAAATCGTTGATGGAATGGAGCAAGCCATTGATCAACGTGTTGCTAATGCAATTATTGATGCAGCAAATACAATTTTATCTGCAAAGCAAAATGATCAAGATATTGTTGAGTTTGTAAAGCAGCAAGGGCTTTTTGAGGATCTAGGAGAAGGTGTTGCTGAGCTCGCCGTATTTCTCGCCAAGAATAGCCGCAGTTCAAAAAAAATGAGTATGTTATTTAAAGCATTAGCTGAATTTGCAGAGAAACAGGCTTTAGATAGTAGTAATGTAGGCTTGTTTGGTGAACCTGAACCAGTAAGTGTAAAAGATGCTATCCAATATGCACAACAAGTGCTTGGTGATGATTTCATTAGTGTGCAAATGTACGATTCCTTGGTAGATTCCAGCAGTTCAAGTAGCCCTAAAATAATTCGATTAACGAAAGAGGGGGCTGAACGTTTCCACAGTGCTTTGAAAGCTAAAATTGATCAAAGTAATGAAAAGGAAAATCAAGAAGGGAACAAAATTAATGACATTCTTTTCGAAGAATTAGATGCTTAGATCTGGAACCTACTAAAAATTAGATACTTACGATCATTCAACATAGGAATGTAAAGTTCCTATGTTGAGGGATATATGTCCATCTTAAAGCTCAAACCAATCACTAAAGACACAGTATTGGTTGCGATTTATTACATGATTGATTTCATGCATTATCAAAGCAATATTGCTCGATTTTTCCTTCTTATCATCCATAAGCAAATAGAACTTAACTTGTCTGTAGCAAAGCAAGCTTTAGCTTTTTCCCGTCAAGAAAGTGACTTTCCAAAATTGGATGAAGTTATTGAAGTCTTATATAACGAGGCTATCAAAAACATTGATGAATCAGTTATCCAACACATTAATAACAGTTCCAGAAATGTTATTGAACAATTAGAGACAATTGTTTCTCTTTTTGCTTGCGATAAAGAGCTAAAGGCTTACACCACTAAAAAGAATAAAACGCTACAGGTCATTGGGCTTAAAGGCATCAGATTAACCAAAGCTAAAGAATTTGACCCTTATGCCTTTTATTATCAGGGTGAAATTTTAGTACGCTCAAAACATCTTAAAGCTATTCCAGACTCTCTTCTTTCTGAAGATCAGCAACTAGTAAAAGGGATATTCTCATATGTATCAAATACCAATTCAGATGTGGAATCAGTTGGCGAATTTCGTCTCAGATCCAGAGGACCAATTGTTTCTACAACTGGATCAGGAAATGATGAATTTGAGGCTTCAGAAGCAATCAGAAATGATGGAGAAATTGGGGTACTCCGAGACAGTAATTCTGGCTTATCAAAAAGTAATGATGCAAGTTTATCTAGCGTCCGAAATCCAAGAAATGAATCTTCAGATGGAAATAGTAGAGCCAGTACTAACCGGATTAACAGCAGCGGAGGCGGTGAACTATCTGGTAAGAGATCATCTCTTAAACGAGCAAGAGATCGATCAATTGTACAATCTGCTAAATCAGTTAGAGCTGCCATAGATGAAAAGCTAGAAGCTCAATTAAAAGCAGATAATGTAGAAACAATTTGGAGCGATGCTTCAAATATTGACGCAGCTTTGCCATATCTGCAACCGGCACAACGTGGTGATGTTTTAAAAACTGAAAAGCGGTTAATTGAGGAAAATAAGAAGGGTATTCTTTTTACTAACGGCACTGGTACAGGTAAAACCTTTACTGGGCTTGGAGTGGCAAAGCGTTTTATTAATGCTGGTCTCAAGAATATTTTGATTGTTACCTTGAATGATAAGATTGCAAATGACTTTGTAAAAAGCTCAAGTCCGTTGAATATCAAAGCTTACAAATTAAAAAGTATTAAAGATAACGGCGGTGATGAACACACAGTCGTGGTCACAACCTTTGCTAATTTTGGACAAAATAAAAGTTTAGTTCACAAACATTGGGACCTGATATTAATTGATGAGGCACATACTCTATCGCAATCATCCGATGGTAAAGCAACTGCAGCATTAAACAAACTAAGAGCATTAACCGGGCATTTGCATGGTTTTAGTGAATGGTTTGAAGATAAATTTGCTGATCAGATGCCAATTGAAGAGCTCGATGAAGATGGTAAAGAAACAGAACAATACCTAAGTGCTTATAACAAAATGCAGATTCTTCGAAATGAACAACGAAAGATCTGGAATCTGAATTGGAAACACCAGAAAAGTAAGGTCAAAGTTGTTTTCTTATCTGCTACGCCATTTAGTTATCACTTTTCACTTGATTGGGCGGAAGGCTATTTATTTGATTATATGTCTCCTTCAGTATCTGTTGATGACCAAGGTAATTTAGCTGAAGGCTTTAGTAAGGCTCGAGAGCACTTCTATATGGGAAATCTTGGATATCGAAAGCGATATGGTAAGTTGACGCGACCAGAAGCTAAGGTGGATACAGGTGTACTTGAAAGACAGTTCGCCGAAAATCTTAAAAACACTGGTGCTATGTCTGGGCGGGATTTAGAAGTAAATTTTGACTATGATCGTAAATTCATTCTAATTGGCTCTCGTGTTGGTGAACTTATTGATGAAGGTTTAACTTATCTTCGCAATGGTTATAAAGAAATAGAAGGGCACAAAACACGAACTTTTGAAGAATGGGCTGCTCAGACTGGTAAACCAACAACAGGCTGGGGACGTCATGCATCTATGCAAGAATATGATCGGCTATTTACTGGCAACCGATTTAAAAACATATACGAAATTATTGCAAAACGCTTTGATTACTTAGCAAGACGCCGTTTGTTAGAAGCTATTAAAGCTGAAGCTTGTGTTGATATGGTGAAAAAGCACTTAGCATTAGGTCGTAAAGTAGTAATTTTTCATGACTATAACGAGGGCGGTGGTTTTGCACCTTTCTTGATTAGTAAGCTTGATATCGAAAAATATGAAAGCCCACTTAGAGAAGATATTGAGCTTGAATATAATGCATTCAAAGAAAATAGACCGGATCTAGTAAATCTCAATCTTGATTATGATTCACCTGTTGAAACTTTAAAGAATGCATTTCCTAATGCTCTTTTATTTAATGGCCGTCTTTCAAAGCAACAACGTGAAACTAATGTAGCGTTATTTAATACTGATGATAGCGGGCACGATATTCTCATTCTGCAGTCAGATGCTGGTTCTACTGGGATTAGCTTGCATGATACAACTGGTAAACACCAGCGAGTACTCATTAATATTGGTCAACCAACAAAGCCAGCCAAGTTGAGACAGACGGAAGGGCGTATCTATCGAACCGGACAAGCATCAAATGCTATTCAGAGATACTTGACTACTGGTACTGCATGGGAACGGGCTGCATTTGCAGACACGATTGCTGGACGCGCAGAAACAGTAGATAACTTTGCAAAAGGTGCTGATGCTGTAGTAAGTATCAAAGAAGCGTTAATTCAGGCTTATGAAGAAGCTAAATATGAAGAGCCAAGTCTAAATGATGGTATTGGTGGTAAAGCATATGATGAAGAAAATGCCCGTATTGCTAAGTTAACCCCATTTGATCAAGCACTAACATTCTACTATGCCAAAGGCAAACGTTCTGAAAGTCGTGATAACCGCGAAGGTAAGGAATGGTATGCAACGCCTGAACCTCTAGGATTCAAAATGATTGAATGGGCAGGGGTACACACTGGTGATTCTGTGCTTGAGCCTAGTGCTGGTGATGGAGCTATTGGTCGTTTTGTTCCGCAGGATGTAGAGTTGACAATGATTGAACCGACTGAGTCTTTAGCTAGTCGTGCTCAAATGGCAAATACAGGTGCTAAAGTAATTGTTGATACATTCGAATCTTTAGAATCTTTGAATAAGTACCATGCGATTGTGATGAATCCGCCATTTGGTCATGCTGGCACTTTGGCAATTCAACATATCAAGAAGGCTTTTGGTCATCTTTATGATGGTGGTCGGATTGTGGCCTTGGTACCACGTGGTTCGATGGATTCTAAAGTGGACGAATTTATTGATAGTACACCTGGTGCAATTCTGACAGCTGAAATCTGGTTGCCTCAATCGACCTTTAAAAATGCTGGTACCGCCGTTTCAACTCGTATCATCATTATTGAAAAACATGCAGGCTCTAATGATGTTCCAGCAACACGAGAATTAGACTTTACGCACCTTACAAGTGTAGAGGATCTATTTTCAGAAATTCGCGATATCGCAATGCCACCTAGGAAACTACGCATTGACGAGCAGCTAGCTAAGTATGAACTTTATGTTAGAACTGAACGTAGCAAGTACGTTTTCAATGGCGATGGCGTTGATAAACCTCAGATCAAGAATATCATGCTGAAATTCTGGGGTTCAGAAGTAAATGAGTTTGATGAGATTGTTATGCCATATAACAAATCTGCTGAAATCATTAAGAAGATTGATGAGTTTGAGCAAGAGAATAATATTAATCTAGCTGCTTAACATAAGTAATAAAAATACGCTCTTGATGAGCGTATTTTTTTATGAATTGTTGGATACAGCAAAATTAAATTTATAAATATTATGTCTTTGAATTTCTCTTTATTTGGGAATCATTGAACTTGCATATGAACTAATTAAACTTCGTGAAAGTAAAAATTTTTCTCCAACACTTTCAAGAAGATTACCATGATCATCTACACTAAAATGAGCAATATGAGGATCATTAAATAAAAAATCAGGGAATGGATATTTAGCATGAGGATTATGAAAAATATATAAACCATCAAAGATTGATTCTTTATATTCTTCTTTAGGAATCCCTTCGCGGATATCAGGAATTAATGTACTCTCACTTACGTCATCCCTAGTGTAAAGTGCATTAAAGAAAGTAGTTTTATTTGCTTCACTTACTTCAGCTAATGCTCGAACTTTCCCCCAAGTTGCATATGGGTTATAAATTACAGCACTAATATCTTCATACTCTGAAGTCTTAAAAAAACCTAGGGGAATTTCTGCACCATTATCTTTTTCAATAAAATCCATTCTTTCTCTTGGCAAGTAGTTGAGTTTATCTGAAATAGCCTTTTCCTCATTAAGATAAATTCCATATAGAACAGCAATTAAACCGCGATGACCTATAAAATGGGAATGAGGTCGATCAAAAGAATTAAGACCTAAAATAAAAGGCTTACCCATAACATGAGATAAATCTTTATATGATTTTTTAAACTTTTGATTTTTAGAGACAATTGAATTGGCTAATCTAATAATTGATTTTCTATTGAATTCTTTAAAGTTAATTTGAAAATCTAAATGTGCATCTGTAAAACCAAATGCTGGTAGGCCATCTTGTTCTGGGTTGGCAATTGTTGCTTCAATACAAAAAGGTGAGTTATTTTTGTTACATACAAAGTCAGGCGCATGATGATTATAATCTATATCAATATTTTCAGATTTCAGGATTTTATTTAGATATAATTCCCAAAAAGAAGACTCAAAAGTAGTTTGGAATTCTTTTACAAATTTACTATCCCTATCAACAAATCCATTTGCCCAATCTAATAAAACATTCCTTTCAGCATACATTGCTTCATTTAATAACAATTTAAAAATTTTATGCTGTTTTTCGCTTTCAACAATAGGTGTAAATAAATCTAACATTTTTTCTTTCTCAAAGAATATTTTTAAATAAAAATTTTAAATTTCATAATACTAAAAAATTATTAAAAATCAAATCTATATGAAAAACTGTAATTAGCGTATTTTCAAAACTTTTTTATCAGTTTTTAATGCTGGAACAAAGCTAATAAGTGTCTTTATTTTTTAATTAATAATAGCTTAATTTTTATAAATTAGTACTTAAACATGTCCAAAGCTTTAGCATATGCACCAGCTGTTAATACAGCTAAAACAAAGTTGCCCAGTACTGAATCAGATCCTTTCTATGGCTCAATTTCAAAGCATAAATATGCTGAATTCTCACTTTGTGATAAAGATGGTAACCCAGTAGCCTCACCAGTAATTCGTGCTTTGTTGACTGACGGTGATAAAAGTATTGAGAGCCAATGGCAAACTCCATTTGAAAATAGCAATCCAGAACTAAAGATGCCAATGTTGATGGCTAACTTGCAAACTGGGCAAATGCTTCAAGCTGCAGCAACGTTAGGTGAGAATTCACCATTCATTTCAGCATTAAGTGATATGGCATCAGGACCTTTAGCAACGGCTGAAAATGCACTTAAGAGCGTTGAAGGGCGAACAAATTTAACTAAAGTGAATACAACTCAAGTATTCCTATCTACATCATCAGTACGTCTTAATTTATCAATCTTTTTCTTGGCCTTTAGTGATGCAAAATCCGAAGTTGAAGACAAGATCATGCAGTTGGAGGCTTGGAGCGTACCAGTATCATTATCGTCTGATTCTACGCTGCAAAATGTCGTTAATGATTCAAATACAACCTTAGAAGGCTTGTTTTCAGGGGTTATCCCACCTTTCGTATCTCTCACTACTCATGGCAAAACTTATAAACCCTTTATTCTTGAAAGTGTTTCAGCACCAATAGTCGCGCCAATTGATGAAAAAGGTAACCGGTTAAGTTTAGCTGTCAATATTAGTTTAATGAGTCGAACTGCATGGGACTCAAAGGATATTTACTCATTATATGGAGGCAACTAATGATTACTTTTGATCCTGTGTACGTTGGTGAAAATACCTACCAAATGCAAGAGCTTAGTTTTGAGCAATGTCTCAAAATATCTATCATTGCTCCAAATTTTAATGAAAAAAGACTTTCAGCTTTTCTGAAATCAGCATTAGACAATGTGGATCCTTTACTTTTATCAATTCAGGAACGGTATTTATTGCTGCTTAAATATCTTGAAAAACAAAGTAATACTATGTTGGAGGTGAACACTGACTGGTCTAAAGTTTTCCTTCAATCAGAAAATAATTGGAAAACTGAAACTACTCAAAATGGAATTACAGTTAGACAGCTTATTGGAATGGAAGTGGAGTTCTTAGAGGCAAATTGTAAGAACGTCGCTGAATGGATTGCCTGCATGATGGCTTTTCAGTTGAGTTATTCTAATCATGAACACTTAGCTTTATTGCCGGATAGAACAAACCCTCAATTATTTGAAGAACAATTTAAGCAGCGGCTAGATTTCATTAAGAAAATGCCAGCTAGTGATTTTGATTTGTGCTATCAAGACTTTAATAATTTAAACAATGAGTTATTTACTCATTTACGGTTAAGCGTTGATAACCACGGTATTTTAGTGGAAAGAGGTGCAGATGACGCGCCTGCACGATTTCGCACCGCTTCCGTCTTTACAGGAATCATCAAAGAGTTGGACCGATCTTTTGCTTGATACTGCAAGTAGTATTTCTGAAAACTGCCCAATGCCTTTATCAGATGCTTTAAAAATGCCTTTGAGTTTTGAAAGTACTTACTTCAATTCATCAGTATGGGAAAACCGCAAGAAGTATTTAGAAAACGAAATTGAACGTCACAACGTATTCTTAAAATTAGGTCAAGAAGTCATTAAGGGATTAAATGCCCTAGCAAGTAGAGGCAGATAGTTTTCACATAGAAAAGTCTGAATAATTCGGGCTTTTTTTTCGTGCTTTGTGTTTGGAACCTTACTCCAATTAGAACAACAACACTTGCAAAAATAACCACAAATGAAACGTGGGGAATAGGTCATGTCTGATCATCAGGCAATTGAAGTCACTGTCACAACTTTTGCTAATAAAACTACTTTCTGGAGTGGTTTAGCAAGTGCGTTTGGTTCTTTAACTTCAATTAATTGGTTGAGCTATACAGGTGCAATTGTGGCTGTTGTGGGCCTATTCATAAGTTTCATTTTTCAGTGGAGACGTGACCGCAGAGAACGTAAAGAAAGTGAATTACGTGAAAAAGAAAGCGAATTACGAATCAAAGCTTTAGAGGCTTTGGAGCAAGATAATTTACGAAAGAGGAAAGATGAGTGAAGTTAATTGAAAACAATGCTTGGCAGTATCTATCTGTTAAGTTACCCGCGGTAGGTGCATTCATCATGCTAATTTTATTGCCGGCACTACAATGGGGTGTTGATTATGAAGTTATTCCTGAAAAATATCACGCATTTGTTACTGGTACTTTAATGCTAGTTCTGTCATGGATTGGTAAGAAAATTTCTCAACCACGACTTAACGGCCCGCAATTAACAGGCCAGTTAGTAGGAATCAACACTTTAATGAATATTCCTACAAAGACAAAGTTTGACGAATTAGCTTGGATAGCTGAAGCAAAAAAACACATTGGTCTGCAAGAAATACCAGGTAAACAGCACAATCCAACTATTTTGAAATGGTTAAAGGAGCTTAAAGCTTGGTGGGCGGATGATGAAACAGCGTGGTGTGGTACTTTCGTTGCTCATTGCTTGAAATCAGCTGGAATTGCTTATCCTAAGCATTGGTACCGTGCATTGGATTATGTAAATTATGGTACCAAATTAGCTAAACCAGCTTACGGTTGTGTAGCTATTAAAACCCGTAAGGGGGGAGGCCATGTCTGTTTTGTTGTAGGACGTGATAAGTCTACTGGAAAACTTGTTTGCCTTGGTGGTAACCAATCCAATAGAGTGTGTTACGCGCTTTATAGTGATTCAGATTTCCAAGAGTTCCGATGGTATGGATGTACACCTCAGCCAGCAAGTAAACGTTATTCTTTACCGCAATTAAAGGGCGTAACAGCTACTAGGGTTTCTGAAGCCTAATGAAGATACTATTACTGAGCTTTCTTTTATGTGGTTGTACGGCACATACAATTAATAGCAATGTAAATGTCACTATTTGCGTTAAAGCGATTTAAAAAAAGCCCTGAATTTTCAGGGCTTTTTTCTATGCTCTACTTTAAATTGATGCACTGTAATTGACCTAAATAGTCCTTATCTGAACTAAGTCTTTTTAGGTAAAGTGGTTGATAAGATAAAGCACGTCTTGTACTTTCTTGGATGCTAGGCGGAGCTTTCTTTAAATCAATAAGTGTTGAGTATTTCTGAAGAAACTTATTCATAATACAAAGCCCATCTACTGCTTCTAACGAAATTTTTTTATTGGCATTAATATCATTTTCGAAGCTATCTTTATCTGTTTCATAATTACCAATTAATGAGTCAACTTTACGAACCGTATAGATAAGAAGCTCGTTAGTCATCTCAGATTTGGTATTAATGGTGTTATAGGCTGTTATATATAATCTTCGAGATTGAGCTATATCATCTCCAATGGCCATAGTTCTTGAAGCAAGCGCCTTACTAATTTCAGCTTCTCGTTCCTTTACGCTTGAATTATCTGCATGGCTACAACCAACCATAGCTAAGCTAATTAAGAAAATAACTAAATTTTTCATAAAATATTACCAATTTTTCGAGTTAAGTATTTCATTTTCTTCAGAAGTTGGTACTTGATAGCCATATTCGGTTCTGCAGAGTTCGTATGCCTGTCTATTCCACTTTTTCTTAAAAATCATTTGATATAATCTGTGCCCTATCATTATAGGACCTCTATTGTTTCGGTTATTTGTTGCCAAAGCAGTGTATCTGCCTTGATCAAAAATTCCATATCCTGCTGGGGTCAATTCAATAATATCTTCTAAGTTCTTATAGTGAGCAGCTACCCTGATTTTGAAGCTATCTTTCAAAAGCTCTGTGGCAGCAGTAAGAGCCTTATCAGTTGCAATTCTATATAAGTAGGTAGCAAACCTTAGATACATCATTGTATGAAAATACTCAGTATAAATTAGGCCAGGAGTACCTTTTTCAATCTCTCTTAAATCAAATTCCATTCCAAACCGCAAAGCCATATCGTATTCAAAAGGCTGTCTATTTTTAATATGGTCCCAAAGATGTTGAGGAATACAAAAGGTGTAAGGAACAATTTTCTTTACTTTAATTAAGTTTTCCCATCCACTACAAGCAGTTAAATAACCATCATCTGCCCTACAAAGATTGATAGTTTCTTTTAAATTTACTCGATCTGCTGCATCAGCATTTATAGGTGTTTTATCATAATTTGAATGAAATATTAAACGACCTTCGTTATTACTTACTTTGTCAGTGCTACCCATAAAATGTTTCTCATAATGGATCTAATGGCTTAGATAAATCGACAGTTATTAGTTGTACAGATTCAGGAGTATGTTCACTTTCATAAATGGCGGTCATCCCGTTTTTATCTGTATAGCCCTGTACTAATAATTTTCCAGATTCTTTACTATGAATTTCATATAGCATTGCTGAAAGAGGTTGATCCGTATCGACATCAACCAACTTGAACTGAACTTTATGAATTTCGTTGGACTTATCTTCTACTAAGCTATTCTGAACAGGAGCAGCTGAAGAAGCAGCTGAAGAATAAGGACTACCAGAGTCTCCAACCACATGAAACTGCTGAGGCATAATAGTTGCCCCGCATGAAAGCTTATCACCTACGTAAGCAACTGGCTTACCATCCATAATTACATGATCGTGACTTTTAATAACGACAGACCAGCATTTACACTTTGGGCACATATGCCCATCACCAGCACGAACAAACAAATTTCCTTCTTGCGATGTTCGTGATTGAGTCGCAGGAACCACTCCACCATGATTAGTGGGGGCCATATTTATGGCAAAACTTTTGGCCATGCTTCACTCCTTAAAGTTTATTCATGACTAAGAAAGCCTTCAGGAAGGGTTTGATCTTTGTATATCCTCACTGCAAATAAACTCACAGGAGTATCAATAATCTCATCTCCATTTTCTAACCGGCTTCCCACTAAAGCAGCTGACACACCATTGATCTTACAGGCTTGACCTGCACCAGAAATAATTTTAGAAGTAGTGCCATCGGCATATATAGCTTCATCACCTACACAGGCAATAGCAATACCATTAGCTTTGTAATTGTCATTTCCAGCTCTAACTAAGCCACCATTCCTGGTTTTTGCACCGTTCACAGCAAGATAATAAACAGTATGTGGTTTATGCTGAAAATAAAGCTGTTCTGCTGCGATAGTCTGAGCAATATCTTCTTCAGATAACTTTTGCAATTGATCTAGAGGCAATTCACTTAAAAATTTGGGTGAAGTCATATTTAGCCGTCTTATTTTCGTAAAGTGGAAAAAATGATAGCAAAGAGGGGTATACAGTGCTGTATAGTTTTATTTATTTGGATGCACAGCTCATATGATCGATAGCAGTGTTCATGTTGGAGTTTGTGTTAAGGCTCAGTAAAAGTTAACTAGTTAGCGACATTGAGAATAATTCTGCTTATAACATATTGGAAAAAATATTAATGATAAAACCCTTTTCTCTAAAAAAGTTGTATCTTTTTATAAAATTCTTAACTTGTATTTAAGGTTATAAGATACTGTTAATATTAAGTATACTAATTTTAAGTAAATAGGTCTGTTTCATACCAGATACATGGAACATATTTAATCATGCTAATGTATTTCTTTTAGAGAGAATTAGACGATGAATATTTTTATATCTGGCGTTTTGGATGGACAAATTTTACCTATAGAGGAATATAAAGCTGATATTTTCAAGATTTCAAACATTGATACTTTAGAATGTACTGAATATATGCGTAATGTCTTTGAGAAACACCATCTTACACATGTTTTTTGGATACCTGAAAGTCTAGATAGAAAATATGTTTATGAAAGAATTGCAGAGTATTTAGGTGATAAGTAAGTTGATTTATTTGTGAATTATAAAAAATTCATAGTTATTTAAATTATGTTAGCTAAGGATTTAAAAAAAAGAATGTAGGGTGTAATAGTTTTAGAGTTTATCAAAATTAAAATATTTCAGAGTTGAAGAATCTATATGTAATTGACATTTGATAATTTGAGTGGTGGTGATATTGAAAATATGTATTGGTGGTGATTTGGATGGCGTGAAAATAGATCTGAATAAGAAAAGCTTTAAAGCTACTGAGATTGATAGTTTGAAATCTTCAGAATATTTTAAACAAGTATATGTAAAAAATGAGAAAATTTATAGTTTCTGGATATGCAAAGATTTGAGTCCCAAAGAAGCTGCTAAAAGAGCAGAGGATATTTTGGTTAAGCTAAAATAGCTTGCTTAGTAAGTAGTTAGCTTAAAAATAATGAGGCCCTATGCATAAAGATAGGGCTTCAATTTAAATGAAATTAAGAGTTTGGCTTGCTGGTATTGTGATCTGGTTGAACACCCTTATCTTTTATATCCGTTTCAGGTTTCGGTGTTGCAGGAGGTGTAGGTTTAGGAGGAGTATTTAATTCAGTATGCTCATTAGCTTTGATCTGGTTAGAAGAAGTTAAGTCATTTGTTGCCTTTTGGGAAAAATCTTTAAAATCAGACATTTTATTTACTTCATTAAGTTGCGGAGTTCCCACTATAGGCTCTTTGTGCAGTTACACTTAGGTTGTTATAAAGGAGTTATGTAGAGAAATGTGAAATGTATTAAAAAAATTAATTCATAATATTTAATACATAGAATTTATATGAGTACTAATTATTGAAAAACAAGATTTAATTTTATTGATGGTTTTTAATATTTTTAAAGTGTGCGTAATTTAATTAAAAATATTTCATAGATGAGTTTATTGTTTAATATATAAGGTTACAAATTAAATTTCTTATTTTAAATACAATTTTTGATTAATCATCTATTATGGGAAGGCTGTATTATCAGTGTATTTTGGGTGATGTTTCATGAGAAATGGTATTTACTCGCTATTTTTTAAAAGCGAGGGACATAATTTTGGGAATGGAATTTTAGTAGTGCAAGATGGATTTGCAAATGGCGCTGATACTATATATTCCTATAATGGAAAGATTGAGCAAGATAGATTGATTCTTACGCTTAATAAATATAATTATGATGTTGATTCATATTTCGGAGCTATGAGTGAGATTAAAATTAATCTTATTTTTCATAAGGATAGTGCAGGTTATTTAATGAATGGTAATGTTGAAAATTTGCAAACTATACCTTTAATTGTTCAGGCAGTATGTGTTGGTGAGCTATTTTAATGCATGGATAATTTTATTAATTAATTTGTGGTTTTATAAGGTATTTTAATATGTTTTTTGAAATGAGATTGTACTAGAACTGTCTTGGAATAGTGGTGAATTGTACGCAAAGCTATATAGAAAATTCCGAAAGAATATAGAAGCCTTTATATAATTGAGACATAATAGCACTCACTAAAGATGAGTTATTAAATTTAATAATTGAAGAAATATCTAAAGACATGCTGGCTGTTATTCTGGAGTACTATTATTTTTATTAAAATCAAGCAAATAGTTAAGAATGAGTCGATAGGTGGTTGAGCAAATCTTGATATAAGTTTAATACCAAACTATGATTCTGAACATGAATATATTTTATGATTAGCTGGATTTATTGATAAAGTTTATGTGGGCGTTAATCGTGTTACATCAGCTTTAATGAAACATATTCCATATAAATACACTTATAATAAGAATAAAATAAAAGATACAAAAATAAATCAAGATAGAGAAAACACGTATGTTGCTAATTTTAAGGCTAAAATTAATTTAGATACATATTAA